GTGGCTAATATCGATGATGGTTACACCAGATTCGCTAACGAGCTGCTGGAAGCTATCGCAAGTGCCGATTTAACCGCTCGCCAGTTGAAAGTTATGCTGGCCTACGTCCGGAAAACATATGGCTTCAATAAGAAAACAGATCGAATAGCCGATGAGCAAATTGCTCAGTTAACAGGACTGTCAAGGCAGAATGTTAACAAGGCTAAAAAAGAACTGATTTCAATGAATTGCCTGTTTATGGATGGAAATCAAATCGGTGTAAACAGGGAGGTATCTGCGTGGCAATTCAGCAAGTGTCTCCAAGTTAGCAACTTTGTCTCGAAGTTAGAGACAAAAAATGTCTCCAAATTAGAGACACTCAATGTCTCGAAGTTAGAGACACACAAAAGACATTCTTTAAAGACAAAAGAAAATATTAATAAACCCCCTATATCCCCCAAAAAAGTTTCTCAGAAGTTCGACCCGCTAGAAACAGAGTTGCCTGATTGGTTATCAGCAGAAACATGGTTGTCGTGGGTTACCTATCGCAAGGAGATAGGTAAGTCGATCAAGTCTAAGCAAAGTGTCACTCAGGCTATCAACGTTCTAAGCAGAAGTCTGGAGAAGGGATATACACCTGAAGAAATTATAAACCAGAGCATCGCCAGTGGTTGGCAGGGGATTTTTGAACCCAAGACTCCAAAGGGGAAATCTCAACCGAGGCCGCAGCAGCGAGCTATGCAGGAAAACTTTGCCGCCAAAGATTACGGGCAAACTGAAATGCCTTCATGGGCGCAGGAGTGAATATGAATACGACAAATGGTTACAATCTGGCACTGCAAAGGCAACTTGTAGACTCAAAAATCAATGACATTTCTGATCTGAAACAGAAACTTGAGTTTAGCAAAATTGGATCAGCATCAGATGGAATGTCAGTTACCAGCACAGTGGAAGAGTGCGAGAAACACGGTAAATATACTTCCTATGAGAAATATCTGACCATCTCAGGAAAAAGAATTACTTCAAGTAAATCTGAGTGCCCACAGTGCCTTGAGGAGAAAATTCGTAAGAAAGAGATTGAACGTGAGCAGGCAGAACAAAGAGCAAGACAATCAAAAATTGAATATTTGTTGAATTCTCTCAATATTCCAGAGAGGTTCAAAAACTGCACTCTTCAGAATTATGAGCCTGTTAACGATGATGCAAAGCGAGTTCTTAAGGTATGCCAGGCATATGCCAGTAAGTGGCCTGAACGCCTTCAGAAAGGTGGCGGACTGGTCATGTGTGGTAAGCCTGGAACTGGAAAGAACCACCTTGCACTGGCTATCGCTAGGCACGCCATTATCGAGCATCAAAGCTCTGTGATATTTACCACTGCGTTGAAAATTGCCAGAGAGTACAAATCAACATGGTCTAAGGCCGCAACCAGAACTGAAGAAGAAGTCATTAGGCAATTTACGCATCCTGACTTGTTAATAATCGATGAGGTTGGCGTGCAGTTCGGCAGTGATGCTGAAAAGCTAATCATGTTCGAAATTATCAACACCAGATATGAATACATGAAGCCAACAATCCTGATTAGCAACCAGAGCAAAGATGAACTGTCTGCATTCATTGGTGAGCGTGTTATTGACAGGATGAATGATGGCGGCGGATGCACCCTTGCGTTTACATGGGATAGTTACAGGAGCAGATCGTGACTGGAAAAGAAATCATCCTGGAATATCTGAAAACTCATGAACAATTCTCCCCACATGAATTAGCACTGATCACCGGAATACCAAATAACAGAATCGCTCAAGCAGCAAGGCATATGGTGAAACAAGGACATTTGAGTGTTGTTGAGCGTAAGTGGAAGACGGTTATTTATGCAAAACGCAAAGTGAAGAAGGAGCCAATTAAAAGAAATCCAGATGGTACGGGGTGGGGATGTGCAAATCCAATGACGGCGTTTATTAATATGGCGCTTATGGAGGTAAGGCAATGACCATCTACATCACTGAGCTAATAACAGGCCTGCTGGTAATCGCAGGCCTTTTTATTTGGGGGAGAGGGTAATTGGAGGCTTTAAGAAATGAGTTCGATGACTGAGCTTGTCCGCGCCGACTTTCAGGAGAACATTGGTCGTGCAAAGCGGTACTGGTCTGCTTCCAGACTTCCGACTGGCGAGAGACAGAAAAACGCCCCTAAGCCACGGAGCTATCCGCGTGACCGCGTTCTTCGCCGGTTGGTTAAAATCGATACTGATTTTCAGTGTGACAGAATTATCCGGAACCTGGATTTAAAGTGAAGGAGTGAGCATGACAAATCAGCAGCAAATAGAGTTCATCCTTGAGCAGATCCGAAAAATGCGAGAAAAGAACCAGCCAGACATGATGGAAATATGGAGACGCCAGCAGGAAGAATACCGCAAGCATATTTTTGGTGAGAGAAAACAGGATGGCTGGAGCCTATATGGCTATGGCACCAGGCCAAATAAAAATGGATACAGCCTTTACACATACTGAGGAATTCCATGAAACAGACAATTTTCCTCAGGAGTAAGCAACAACAGCAAGCCGCAATCAACGCCATCCTCGCAACTCCTCTCGATAAAGACAAGCCAGTTACCATCCGCATTACTGACTACAAGCGCAACCTTGACCAGAACGCAAAATTTCACGCGATGCTGGCGGATATCGCAAGTCAGGTTCAATGGTGCGGCAAATGGTTAAAACCAGAACAATGGAAGGTTTTGTTGATAAGCGGTCATGCAGTGGCAACAAAGCAGGAAGCTGATGTTTTGCCCGGGCTTGAAGGAGAATACGTCAACATTCGCGAAAGTAGCGCGCAGATGAGCGTGAAGCGCATGGCAAGCCTGATTGAGTACACGACAGCATGGGCTATTGGTCAGGGTGTCAGATTTACCGACAGGAGGTACGAATGAGACGACAGCGACGAAGCATCACCGACATCATCTGCGAAAACTGCAAATACCTTCCAACGAAACGCTCCAGAAAT